CTGTATGCTGTGAGGTATCTGTATGCTGTGAGGTATCTGTATGCTGTGAGGTATCTGTATGCTGTGAGGTATCTGTATGCTGTGAGGTATCTGTATGCTGTGAGGTATCTGTATGCTGTGAGGTATCTGTATGCTGTGAGGTATCTGTATGCTGTGAGGTATCCAATAGACCGCGAACCCTTACAAATCAAGGCTTACAGCGGTTTTAACGTCAAAAACAGGCAAAGCTCTCACTAAAAAAGCCTTATAAATCAAGTAGATAGGGTAATTTAGAGGATATCGACCCCCCTCCCCCATTTTTTAATGTTGGAGTCCCACATATTTATATACATACTATTCCACGCGTTGAAAGACCTAAATTTAGAAAACACTTAACCACTCTTATTCCCACATAACAAACAAGGAAATACCCCCCGTCACTCACACAAGACGCCCATCAAAAAATTTTTCACAAAAAATTTACAAAGTAAGGTAAGCTATGTGCTCATGTATGTTTATAACAAAGAAAGAATATGCAGATAGATGACGAATATGATGACTTCGGGGAATTTGACGAGGGTGAACTCTTAGAATTTTCTCCTGTACCTAGACACTTGACACCAAGTGAACTAAAACAACGACACGCGTTTGCAAAAGAAGCGTTCAAAGACCGTGACTTTCTAACGCAACAAGGACACCCAGAACCTCCAGAGCCTCAATTAACCTATGCAGAAAAAAACGAAGCGTTGAACATTTTCTTAGAACAACCTGATGCCCCTGTTGCACCTACCACACCCGGTGCGGCTAAAGCTCTCGACAAACTTTTAAAGCGTTTTGACTACACGTTGGCAAATTCTACAAACAAGATGCGTCAATATGTGCTCTTTAAGCTATTTGAACTTGCAGAGAATGAAGACCCAAGACTTCAGATAAAAGCGGTTGAAATGCTGGGAAAAGTGTCTGAGATTGGCCTCTTTACGACAAAAGTAGAGGTAGCTGCTGCAGATAAACCGACAGGTGACTTAGAGACTGAGCTTAATGAGTTGATGTCAACGTACTCTCTTGGCGGTGAGCTAGGCTCTATTGATGCATCCTATGCTCAAATTTCAGATGAAGAGCTTAGAGGTGATGTAGACGACATAGTTAAAGAGTATGCAGACGAAGTAGTTGAAGGGGAGCTAATAAACGATGAGTAAGTTAGCAAATGTACCTCCGTCAGATAAAGAACGTATTGCAGAGCTTGTACGAGAACTTAAGCGCCGAAGAGAACGAGAGAATTCACAGACAGATTTTTTAGCGTTTGTGCAGTCAGTGTGGCCTGATTTTATATATGGTCGGCATCATGCAAGGATTGCAGCGGAGTTTGAGCGCGTAGCCAGAGGCGAGTGTAAGCGACTTATTATTAACTTAGGTCCACGTCATACAAAGAGTGAGTTCGGCTCTTACTTATTACCAGCATGGTTTTTAGGGCGGTTTCCTAATAAAAAAGTAATTCAGTGCTCACATACTGCTGACCTTGCAGTAGGCTTTGGTCGTAAGGTACGTAACTTAGTAGACTCTCCAGCGTATCAAGAAGTGTTCCCTAATGTGGGTTTGCGGTCTGACTCGAAGGCGGCGGGTAGATGGAACACCAGTGCAGGCGGTGACTATTTTGCTATCGGGGTTGGTGGTGCAGTAACCGGTAAAGGTGCTGACCTGCTGATAATTGACGACCCGCACAGTGAACAAGAAGCGGCGATAGCAGCGAGTAATCCTGAGATTTACGATAAAGTGTACGAGTGGTACACGTCTGGGCCGCGTCAGCGTCTTCAGCCTGGCGGAGCCATAATCATAATTCAGACTCGCTGGTCAAAGCGTGACTTAACTGGGCAAGTGCTTGAAGCAGCTATGCAAAGAGGTAATGAAGCTTGGAGAGTAGTAGAGTTTCCTGCCATATTGCCTTCAGGTAAACCGCTGTGGCCTGAGTTCTGGAGTCTTGAGGAGCTTGAGGCAACACGAGATGCGATTGATATATCCAAGTGGCAGGCGCAGTATCAGCAGAATCCCACCTCCGAAGAAGGTGCGATAGTTAAAAGAGAGTGGTGGCAGAAATGGACTAAAGAAGACCCACCACCTACAGACTTTATATTGATGACTTGGGATACGGCGTTTGAGAAATCACAGCGAGCTGACTATAGTGCGTGTACTGTGTGGGGCGTGTTCTACCAAGAGAACGATAGTGGAGTGATGCAGGCTAATATTATTATGCTTGATGCAAAGCGTGGGCGGTATGAGTTCCCTGAACTTAAGCAAGTTGTGCTGGATGACTATAACTATTGGCAACCTGATAGTATAATCGTAGAAAAGAAAGCGTCTGGTGCGCCACTTATATATGAGCTACGTGCAATGGGTATTCCAGTGATGGAATTCACGCCTACAAGAGGTAACGATAAGATATCTAGGCTTAATGCGGTTGCAGACTTATTTCACTCTGGTAGAGTATGGGCACCGAACACACGATTTGCGGACGAGGTTATCGAAGAGGTGGCATCATTTCCCGCAGGGCAACACGATGACTATGTGGATACCGTGTCAATGGCGATGGCAAGGTTTAGAAAAGGCGGGTTTATTTCAACTAATTTAGATGAACCAGAACCAGAGCGAGAGTTTAGAGGGCGGTCATCACGGCGCAATGCATATTACTAACAACAGCAGAGAAACTAAATGTTTGATAAAAGCCTAAACCAAGCACCACTAGGACTTGAGTCCTTACTCGGCGGCGATGAGCCCGACATCGAGATTGAAATTGACGACCCAGAAAGTTTGCATATTGCAATGGGTGGGATGGAGATTGACTTTGACCCTAAAGACGAAGTGGACGGTGAGTTTGATGAAAACTTAGCTGAACTCCTAGATGATGGAGAGCTCTCGTCTATTGCAGCAGATTTGTTGTCTGACTTTGATGATGACGTGGCTTCTCGTAAAGATTGGATTACAACCTATACAGATGGTTTAGAGCTACTCGGCATGAAGATTGAGGAGCGCACTGAGCCTTGGGATGGCGCGTGTGGTGTACATCATCCTCTACTTAGCGAAGCATTAGTTAAGTTCCAAGCTGAGACTATGATGGCGACATTCCCGTCTATGGGGCCTGTCAAAACAAAGATTATCGGTAAAGAGACACAAAGTAAGAAAGAAGCGGCGGCGCGTGTTCAAGACGACATGAATCACCAGCTTCTTGATGTAATGACCGAGTACAGACCAGAACATGAGCGTATGCTTTGGGGTCTTGGGTTATCGGGTAATGCATTTAAAAAAGTCTACTTTGACCCACGACTAGACCGTCAGGTATCTCTATTTGTCCCTGCTGAAGACATGGTTGTGCCTTATGGTGCATCTAACTTAGAAACAGCAGAGCGTGTAACTCATGTTATGCGTAAGACTGAAAATGATATGCGTAGACTTCAGGTAGCGGGGTTTTACCGCGATATTGACTTAGGTGAGCCTAGTAGTCAGCTTGATGACGTTGAGAAGAAAATTGCTGAGAAGATGGGATTTAGTGCAACGTCTGATGACCGATATAAAGTCCTTGAAATGCACGTTGACCTCGACCTTCCAGGATTTGAGCATACTGATGCAGATGGGGATGAAACGGGAATTGCACTACCTTATGTAGTGACTATTGAGAAAGGAAGTCAAGAGATTCTATCCATTAGACGTAACTGGGAGCCAGATGATGAAACCTACACCAAGCGACAACATTTTGTTCATTATGGGTATGTCCCTGGGTTTGGCTTTTATTGCTTTGGCCTTATTCATCTTATTGGCGCATTTGCTAAGTCCGGTACTTCTCTTATTAGACAGCTGGTTGATGCAGGCACGTTAAGTAATTTGCCTGGTGGGTTTAAAGCTCGTGGTATGCGTATTAAGGGTGATGATACTCCTATCTCTCCTGGAGAGTGGCGCGATGTAGATGTACCAAGTGGTACTATTCGAGATAACCTGCTTCCACTTCCATACAAAGAACCATCACAAACATTGATGGCCCTGCTTAATCAGATTGTAGAAGAAGGTAGACGCTTTGCTAACGCGGCGGATTTGCAAGTATCTGATATGTCGGGTAATGCGCCTGTAGGGACGACACTAGCTATTTTAGAGCGTACGCTTAAAGTTATTACTGCTGTTCAAGCGCGTGTACATTATTCAATGAAGCAAGAGCTCGGTCTCCTAAAAGGGATTATTGCCGCTTACGCACCGGAGGATTACGACTATGACCCTGAAGAAGGAAGTAGAAAAGCCAAAAAGTCTGACTACGATACCACAGAAGTTATCCCTGTATCTGACCCTAATGCGTCTACGATGGCTCAGAAAATCGTACAGTACCAAGCGGTACTTCAACTTGCGCAAGGCGCACCTCAACTTTACAACCTGCCCGTTCTTCACCGCCAGATGCTTGATGCTTTGGGGATTAAGGATGCGCAAAAGCTGGTTCCATTAGAAGAAGACAAGTTCCCAGTAGACCCTGTGTCTGAGAATCAAAACATCCTTAAACTTAAACCTGTTAAAGCGTTTCTTAACCAAGACCATAATGCTCACATTGCAGTTCACATGGCGATGATGCAAGACCCCAAGATAATGGCTACGTTGCAAGGCAACCCTATGCTCCCACAAATCCAATCTACGGTAATGGCTCACGTGGCAGAGCACTTAGGGTTCCAGTATAGAAAAGATGTTGAAGCTCAACTGGGTATGCAGATGCCTCCACAAGAGGATGAGGAAGGCGAAGATATTAAACAGAATCCAGAAGTAGAAGCGGCTCTAGCTCCTCTACTTGCACAGGCGGCAAACCAATTACTACAGCAAAATCAAGCAGCTGCGGCGCAGCAAAAAGCGCAACAACAAGCACAAGACCCGCTTATTCAAATGCAGATGCAAGAGCTACAACTTAAAGCGCAAGAGATTCAGAATAAAGCGCAGAGAGACCAAGCTGAGATTCAAGTCAAAATGCAGCAGATTCAAGTGGACCGTGAACGTATTGCAGCAGCGTCAGCGACAGCAGATAAACAACGCGAAGTAGATGTCCTTAAAAACGCAGCGCAACTTGGGCTAAAACAGACATTAGACCAAGGCAAACAAGTGATGGAAGCTCAAAAACTTCAAGTAAGTACACTTAAAAATGCAGCTGATATGACGACTAGAAATAAACAACAGCAGATAGATACACTTAAAAATGCTGGAGATATGACGGCTAAAGCAGAGGAAAGTAAAGCTAAGATAATGCATG